TAGATGAGGCATGTAGACGCAGAAGGAAGCTTAGACAGAGCGCGAAACGGAAAAGGCGGGAAACAATTCAAGAAATAGTCAACCCCCCACCCCCGTTTACTGCAGTCGGGCGCTAAGACTGTCCCCTCTAAAAATTTTCAGAAAAAACCGGTACAGCTTCAGATAAGATTTTTCATCCAATCGCGTTCACGTGGTTCCAGGAGCATTATTGTACGGTTCATGAAGGTTTTAGCTTGTTTTTCCGACATTTCGTGATAGAAGCGGGCAAGAAGTTGTTTGACACCATCTTCTGACTGACAGCGGACTGCTAAGAGGAGGGCTAAGGAATTGAGTACCATATGACGCTTCTGTAAGTCCTTCATTATACCTGGTCGGCACACTAGAAATGACCGTATAGAGTGCCAATCATGGCTTTAGACACAAGTGGCTCATGGGTAGCAGGCGATGATCTAAGGATTATCGAATGTTTGTTGTTGCCGTTTGGGGAATATGTCCTTGATTGCGTTCAGAACTGTTGCAATCAGTTGCAGGTAATGAGTGATCCTGCTGTTTTGCGGGTTCGGGCGTTATTGGATGAGTATGAAGCAGCTGATCAGGCAGAAAGTAATCAGAATTTAGGGGATACCGAGGGTAAGGTACTGGTTAAGGCTGATGTATTGGAGTGGGAGGTCACTGGTAATGGTGTGGCTGGTACTACGCAAGAGAAGGCCAACATCAGGGCTGAAATTGCACGTTATTTTGCATTTTGTTCCTGTTTAGCCGGTAGTTTACCTGGTGGTAATAGTGGATATGCGGGACTTTCTAGCCTGATTCGGTCCTAATGGTACAATAGGGCAACTTTATTGCAAGTTATCATGTCTGGCCATCCTGAGAATTCACCAGAAGTCAATGAAATGATGGCAGCTGTGGGAAAAGCAGAAGTCGTTGAGGTATGGTGTAAGGGTTGTGAGGCCTTCAGGCCAATGAATGCAGCTTATGCTAAGTATTTGAATGGTGAGATTGAGGCCTGTGCCAAGTGTCGCAAATGAATGAAGATGAAGTAAAAGGCTTTCAGGTTGATCTTACTGACGAAGATGTCCGTACATTGTATTATGCAGTAACGATGGCACTTGAAAAATGGCCTGGTTCACCGCAAAGACCTGCAGATGAACAGGAAAAGTTATTTGATATGAAGGATACATTATTTAGAATGATCCTTGAAATTAATTTGGAAGCGTAGCGAGGACGAAGTCCGAGGTAAGCTGTAAAAAACGAGCGCGGGGATTGCTGGAAGACTAGGAGGATTGCGAAACCCTCATGGCCAGTACGTCTCCGTTGCTCCCATATCAGAACGGAAGGCTGCTAGTGCCCTCATTGGGCGCTGTGGGCCTCGTGAATGGCCGTTGGGTGGAAGCTGCGGGGGATTCTTACCTTGTGCGCCTTTTCATCAACAGGAGCCAGTACAGCGGCGTCTCTTCTGGTTCTAAGCCAATTCCCTTGTCTAGCCAGCTTGATGGGCAAATGATGCCTGGAGCAAGTGGTGATCAGTTCTATTATCGTGGTTACGCTTTAGATTTTACGACTGTTCCGGCTGATTATGACCTGTTGGCTGGTGATGAGACTGGTTTTACTTGGACCCAGGTAACAACACAGTATGAGTGGCTTGCTACTGGCGCTGAATGCAGGTTCCGGTTTGGTCAGGACCCAATCATGCCAGCGGCTAAGATTCAACGCTCTAGTGGCCGGTATGGCGGTCAAGGGATTGACGAAATCATTTACAAAGAGATTGGTGGTGTTGAGATTCAACTCACTGGTACGGAGCTTCAGAACTGATGAAGGTTACAACGTCTAGAGATCTAAGCAAGTTTCCTGCTATCCCTAAACAAGAGGTAGGCACGATTAAAGTGCCTGTTATTGGCCTTATGATGGGTATCCCCCTTGGATTTGAGGCCAGGACTGAGAAAACTGAGATTGATACAGCAGACATACAGCAGCAATACCTGGAAGTGCTTGAGCCACTTATGCCTAAGTTAGCTGCAGAGATTGCAAAAGCTCTTGATGCGGCTTTGAAAGCGTCTTGGTCTTGGACGAGTGGGAGTAGAGATATTTACGACACAGGGGCTTTAGCACGCTCTGGGAAAGTAGTAGCCAATAGTAATGGGATCGAGGTGACCTACAGTGCTCCCTACGCAAATATCGTTCACAATGGTGGTTACATACAGCCCTACGGAAATCCAAATGCAAGGCCTGTTTACATGCCTCCAAGGCCATGGGTGTCCTCTGTCCTGTATGGTGAAGGGCCTTATCCACAGTTTGATTTTGACGGCTTTATGAAAGCCAATCTCCCATAGGTATTCTAGTCCAGTTTTTAACTGGTAGCATCGATGAGTAAACTTCCTTTCGTGGTCGCCCCTAAGGTTAACTCTCGCATCGAGACACTGGGTAGCGAGATGAGCGGCAAGATTGAGATTGAGCGTAAAGGCTTTTTGACTGTGGGTGAAAAGTCGTTCATGGCTAATGTTAATAGCCAGGACACTGTGTTGCAGTCGGTAATGAAGCTGTCTCGCTCTGTTGCCAGTCATTACAAGCTGGGTCAGCAGGACGCTTATCAGCAGGTCGTACTAGCTGTTACTGAGCCCGAGAAATGCTCTCATCCCGTTTACGATGAGTTTGGTACCGAGATTGCAGAGCTTGCGACATTAATGATGTCCATGGAGCAGAAGAAACAGCTCATGATGGCCTTCTGTATGCTCCTGTACCGCGTCGACGACAGTCTTACGATGGATGACATCATCGACCTTCACGAAGACCTTATAGAAGCTCTTGCGCAGCTCTTTGCGGACGAAGAAGTTAAAAGCCTTGAGCGCCTCGTTACCAGAGAGGAAGAAGAGGAAGGCCCTGATGACGGCGATCTTGGCGAAATCGAAAAAAAGTAGACGCTGGTGAAAGTGTCGAGCCCGACTGGGAGGACATTTACTGGAAGATGAAAAAGGCATTCCCAGGGGACCCCGAGTACTCCTGGGATCGCTTTTACCAGCTGCCCTATGTTTATGTTTTAAGGGGTTATCATAAAATGCTCGAATTACGTCGTGCAGAATTGCATGATCTTGAGTTACCAATTGCCCTTAATACAGCAGTTTACGCGAATAGCCAAAGAGATCCTAAAAGCAGTAAAAAGCCTATTGGTCCAATGGACTTTGCGTTTTTCAAGCCATTACAGGGCGAGGGTCCTTCAGGATACTACGCGGCTTGCTATCTTCACTTGGTCGCAAAACAAGAACTGCCGAATTGGGCTTTGTTCTGTTATAAGGAAGTCGCCCCTTCTGCCCGAGGTCGCGCAGGAGCTCAGTATGCACTCTTTGCACACGACGCCATCCTTATTGGTCCGCGCAAGACAGAGGCAGGGTATAAGGGCTTCCTTATTGCTCAAGAGTCAGCGTCAGGAGAGGTCCGAACCTTCTCGGACCCTAATGGCAACTTCTACGACCTGACACTACCTCTGATCCCGACAAAGGTTATCGCCGAGGAAGATGTGACTCTCAGCTAGAAGGCCACTCTCCTATTATCTTGTTAGCATACTCTTCAACAATCTTGACATCTTCTTCGGAGTAAGGACCAAAGCCATTGATCCCGCCTTTCAGCCATTGCTGGATGCGCCACTCGGCTTCGATAGTGTAAAAAGACTGCATCCGAAACCAGGCCAGCCACTCTTGGCTGGATTTGTCTTGGTTGCATTTTTGGCAAGCGGGAATACAGTTAGTAGTTCTGTCTTCTCCCCCGTTGCTTTTGGGCCTTACATGGTCGATCGTTAAGTCTGTAAGGGATTCGTCAACAATAGGCGTGGCACCACAGTAGGCGCAGCGATTGTTCCAGCATTCCTTAATAGCAGTACGCCATTGATGGCGAGCCTCTCGGCGTGTCAGGGCTGACATGTTATACAAATAATCTGAAATCCTCTCGTAAACGGGGAGGTAATCCTGGGATCGGTGCATCTCAGATATCAGTAAAGACGGCACCACTGGAGAAGTGTTCTTTCATCAGCGCTTGGCCTCCGGGTGGTATGTCTTGACCTAAGTCTACCGACGAAGGTACACTAGAATAGCGTTTTCAAGCCTGTGGCACAGCAATTTCCTACTTCAGCACAGGTTATTTACGACACCTTGGCCGCTGATTCTAGCTTCCCTCTTTTGATTGGCGAGTATACCTTCAGGGCTGGTCAAACAGGCCCTGCTATGTCAATCGTCACTCCAGGCCAAGACTTGCCTGCTATTAAGTCGATCAGCGGTGTTGAGGTCGTCATTCATGACGCTGCAGATGTAAAACGTCGCGATTACCTGACGTCAGGATCCGACATATATATCGACTGGAAGGTCTTCTTTATCTGCTGGGAGCCTTCTACTGGCTTACAATTGACAGCTGCGGTTGCTCGCGCCATGCAACGTTTTGCTGGTTCTTTGAGCTTTGAAACCGTTGCAGTAGCTGACGGTATTGGGGCACAAGTCCAAACAATGCTTGTAATTAAGGGTGATATGCCGATTCTAGCAGAATAAAGAGTATTGGCAATCTAATTTAACGGCCCCATGAGGGTCCGAGGTACCTTCGTGCGGGTTCTCCCGTTTCAATTATGGCAAACTTCTCGGCCGCTTTCGGCTACGACTTCTACATTCTTCCTGTCCAGAACTCGCTGATCACCGATTTCGCGACCAACCCAGCACTGGATAGCTCCAGCCCTCCAGCTTCTGATGCTACCGTTTCCTACAGCAACGGCGTCTTTACTGTAGCCGCCAGTGCTTACGCGATGGACGGCACTGACGCTGGTATCCGTTTGTCTAGCTTGACGAACGCTGCTCTTGAGACTGACACCGGTTCTGAAGAGATCTACACCTACGACGACGTGACCAAGGGCTACTCTCAGGCTGTAGCAACCACCAAGAGTTTCAGCATCTCTCTTTCCGGTATTGCTGACTTCAACGACGCTGCTTATAAGGTCCTTCGTCTGACCGAGCAGAACACCGTGGCCGATGGCCTGCGTGTTGCTTTCAAGCGTGTTGGTCCTACTGGCACCACTGAGACTGTTGAAGGCTACGGCACCTTGACCGGTTACACCGAGTCCAACGAAGTTACGAGCATCGTTTCCTGGGAGTGTACTCTTACTGGATACGGTCCTTATCACCTTACTCTGGCTGCTTAGCTGACTGGAGGTATCGGATCTCTTCAGGCCGTCAGCCTGGAGACCCCTTTTACTTCGGACCTCGTAGGTGCTGCGGCCACCGTCTCTGGTGGCTCCGGCTCTTCCGCTACTGTTACTGTCGATACCGACAATTCTGGCCTTATCACCAACTACACGGTTGTCGCTCCTGGCACCGGGTACGTTCAAGGAGAATCTGTTACGGTTACCGAAGACGGCGGTTCTGGATCTGCTACAGCACAGGTTCTTACAATCGCGTAACCCCGAT